GGTACCATGGAATGGTAAGAATGTATATTAATAATATATTTAAAATACTATCATATGCTGCTTTAAGAGCAGCGTAGCGCATAATTGATTTTATTTTAGGATTTCAAAAACTCTTTGTTATCTCTATTTTTTTCTCTGTTATGTACTCTTGCTATTACTACATAGAACTATTAGCATATGTATTAAAGCCTCATATAAATATAATAGGTATCATGAAATGGTAATAAATGTATTTATAAAATATTATAAAGTACTTTTTCATTATACTGTTCTTTTCGCCCTTCTTACCTTCTTCTTTTTGTTTTTCATATCAAATAGATTTCTAAACATGTCCATTATGTTGATAGGTTTTGCTCTCTTAGTATTGTTTTTATTAGGCTTCATAGTCTTTGTATTTTTCTTTTGATAACCACCTTGAGATGGTTCTGGTGCATATTCAGGAAACGAATATCCCAGCCTTATTTCATTCATTAAACCTAATGTTCGTTCATTATTCAATGTTTGAGGGATACCTTTTCTGAAGCTTTCAAAGTCACCTTCCAATGCTGCAGTTCTCATCTTAGTTCCAGACATTCCAGTTGTCATGTGTTTTGATTTTTGATCCCTTTTAATACCTTCAACAATTATATCACCATAAACTGATTTAGTATTAGCATTTTTTTTTGCCATGCTTTCAAACATACTTTCAAACCCTTTGACTCTATCACTACCAACAATCATTATTATCTTATCATATTTTGCAACCTTTTTTAATGAGTATACTACAGTCAATATTTTAGATTCGTATTGTTCTGTAGAAATTATATTTTCCAAAGGAAAATCTGGAAACATTTGTTGTAAATAACCAACCTTTGTATTACAATGTAATGGATTTGGGAACTTTTCAACCAAACTCCCAACATTTATTGCTGATGTTGTAGATATATCTGATACAGCAGTGTTTTGTTTTTTAGTCTTTGGATTTTTATTGATAGTTTTCAAAACTTTTTCCCTATCATTCAATGACGCTGATACAAATATATAAGGGTCTGCTTTCAATTCTTTTGCCTTTTCTAGAATATATTGAATCAAAAGCGCATGTCCTATTGTAGGAGGTTGAAAGCGACCAAACGTGAATACAGCTGTTTTTTGTTTGGGAGGAGACCTATATGACATATTTTCTATATGTATGTAATATAAAAATAATTAGGATGCATCGGATGGCTATTATCGACGCTTAGAGAGTTTCTTCAAGTCCTTAGCAGACTTCTTAAGAAACTTGCCAATATCTTTGGCAGAGTTAGAAATCTTCTTAGGAGCCTTTCTCAAGCTTGAAATAGGATTAAAGATGCCTTCTTTGACATCATCCTTTAAGCCTTGCATCTTGGATATAACTGAAAGAATACTTTCAATCAATACTGGTATAATAATGGCAGTAAAAAGTGCTATAACAAACAACAACAACTCAATCATTGTTCCTATCATTATTATGTCTCTACTGATGCCTTCAGAACACTTGCATTTTTCATTAATCAGATATCTAACATATTCAAATGTCAAGTACATATATACGACAAATATGAAGTAAAATACAATGGTTATGATTGCAGCTAATATTGCTATGGTTTCCCCAAAAGTGTCATAAATATCATGTACGGAAATGAAAGATGAAAACAACAAGAATACAAGTGATATTATAGTAAACGATTTGATGAAGTCTCTATTGCTATGCGCCGCACAATCGCAGCCTATACTTTCCAGCCTCATTATGTACGTTAGTATTACAAGAAGGAGAATGAATATTAACAGGTTTAATATGATACCACCAACATACCCTATAGTAATTCGTGATTGCATTTCTATTATAAATATTTATTTTTTTTCTAGAATATTCATTATTATAAACTTTGACGAACTTTCAAGACTATTAACATCAAGCAGTTCAATTTTCTTGACGATATCTTGGTTTTTGTGAACTTTTAGTATTTTACACAGTTGCTCTAAGTATATGTCTATAACATATTTGTACACAATACCATCAGAGTTTTTATACCTAATCATTTCTTCATAGATCATGATTAATAGCATATCAATATCCAACTTCAGTTTAATCCAAGTCATATTTAGGTTGCTAACCTCTTTTTTCCATTTTATATAATTGCAATACATCTCATATTCGTCATTCAATAACAACAGGTTATTTCCCAAAATATAATCTGGCGGTTTCCATTCCTCGTTTTTTATATAACACGACCATAGCTCATGGATGGCTCTGTTTACAAAATCTTTGTCAAACAGATAAATCAAATTGAAATATAAATTACTATCAGAGGTTTTGATATAAGACCATATTATGTTAAATAAACATTCTTTGTTGTTATCAGAAATTATCTCTTTAATTTTTTCATAAAGAACAGATTTGTTTTTATCAGTTAATTTATTCAGATATCCAGTAAGTAGTCTCTTATTCATATTGTCATCCGTGAAATCAGGTATGATAATATGAAACCTGTTCTTCTTATTGGAAGTCAATTTCTCCTTTTTAGTAAATTTCTTTTTTTCCCATATCATTTTCGGGTCATAAAATGAGCTGAAACAATTGTAAGTTTGCTTTATTTGGGACGATTTACTCAAGATATTTTCAGGAATGGTTTTTATATTTTTTTGTTTGTAGACATTGGTAAAAATAGAGGCATCAATTTTGATTATATCATCATTTTGCATTATGCAACTAATAATAATATATAATGTTTTCAATACTTAAGTCTTATATGATAACAAAAAGTAATAATATTTAAGAACTTGTATCATATATATATCATAATGAGTATCAAAGTATATTCAAAAGGTATGCATACAGGTGCGGAAGGAAGCCTTTCTAATTTGTTTATAAATGACATGGAAACCATGTACCAGTCACATTCTATTTACAGAGGGATTGTGGTAGTCAATATTAATAAAGAAGATGAATATAGATCTCTTTTAGAAAATAATACACATTCTGTACTAATCGTGCATAATATAGAAGATGTTGATTACGAAGCTCTTGATAGTAGAGTTTTGATTATGGATTATCTTATTTTCAGGCAGTTTATCAATGTGTTATGCAATATAAAGCAAGATACATCTTATAATTTCATAGGCATAGCATATGATATAGATTTTGAACTCAAAGATGAACTTATAGAACACTATAATAAACATTGCAAACAAAATATGGATGTAATTATTATCTAAAATATATATTAGGAAGATTAGGAAAATGAAACGACAAGGAAAGAATAATAATTACATCTTATTGTTCTTTATGTTTTTAATATTTTGTCTAATGGTTTTCTTTATGGTGAATAGTAAGAGCATCCAAGAAGGTTTTAGCGACATGATCTCATCAGCTCCACAGAAACCATTTACGCTAGAATACTATTATACTGAAGAATGCCCTCATTGTGTTTCATTCAATGAAAGCAAGGTTTGGGATGAACTCTCATCAAAAACCTTCAAAAAGGTAGAATTCAAAAAATACCTCTATAAAGAAAATAAAGATAGAGCCAACAAACTCAATATACATGCTTTCCCTACATTGGTTATGGTAAAGACAGGAACAGAACAAATTGTAGCCACATATGATGGCGACAGAACTCTTTCTGATCTAACGAAATTTGTCACAACTTATGAATAAACTTTACGTAAGCAGATTATTAGGAGGTATGACTACATCATGTTCGTTCATGATAACAACTAGTTGGTTTTCAAGCGTACTATGATATCCATTGAGAAACTCCCATTCTTGTTCTAATTTTTCTAACTCTTCAACATTCTTGAGATTGATTTCCTTACTTTCATATTCTTTGATTTTAACTTCTAAATCTTTTTTCTGCTTCTTAATATTTACTAGCTGTGACTCCAGAATTCGAATATTTCCTAGCGGTGTGGGTTTATCAGAAGCAAATTGTTCTTTTGATAACTCAGTTGAATCTTCTTCAATTCTCATTAACTATACTTAAGTGTAATTGCAATATTCTTAAATATATTTACACGCTAATAGTAAAATGGGAGGAGGATTATTACAATTAGTCCTTGCCGGACAACAAGATCAATATATAACACAAAACCCTCAAATTAGTTATTTCAAATATGCGTATAAGAAGCACACAAAGTTTTCAATGGAGAGTATATTGATAAACTTTGAGTCACAGCCACAGCTTGTTCCGAGTGGAGATAGTAATAGTTATAGATGCAACATTTCAAGGCACGGAGATCTGCTTAGCAATATGTATTTTTGTTTTACACTTCCAAATATATATTCATCTGATAAGTACAAGTTCAGATGGGTTGAAAATATTGGAAATATGTTTATAAAGAGGGCTACTATCAATGTTGGAGCTCAAGTTATCGACCAGTTGGTAGGTGAGTGGTTATGTATTTGGAATGAATTATCTCTCAAAGACAACGGCTCTTATAATAGATTGGTAGGTAATGTTCCTGAATTGAACTCGCCTACAATTTCTGCTACAAGAGTAGGTATTAGAAATAACAAATTCTATTATATATTCTACCCTGAATCAGATTATTCTAAGAAAGAACCACCATCTATTAAATCGAAAAAATTATACGTTCCTTTAAATTTCTGGTTTACTAGAAATCCTGCTCTGGCGCTTCCATTACTAAAGCTTCAGTTTGCAGATGTATACGTCACGGTCGAAACAGAAAGTAGTGAAAAGTTATATCAGGTTTGGTCCAATATTGTTGATACATATGTTAGCCCTGCATACTATAATTCCTTGCATAATGAAACTATTAATATCAATAATTTTGCACCAAGCATAATTCTCAATGCATACATTGACGCCAATTATATATTCTTAGATAATACTGAAAGAAATAATCTGCTTATGTTGACAAATAGTACAGATGGTACCACAAAATCTATGCAATACTTGATAGAACAGGTCAATGTATCCACGCAAACAGTGATATCTTCAACATCCAGTGCAAAGGTTGATATAAACGTCAATATTCATAAACATGCGAAGGAAATTATATGGACGTTGCGTCGTAGTGATTATACGAAGTTCAATGTCTATAACAATTATACTGCAGGTTTAGCATATGATGAAACCAAAAAAATAATTACTGAGGCATCTCTTATTTGGAACAGGACGAACTTCCGCATTCAAAAAGATGCGGATTATTTCAGCTTTTTGCAACCTTATCAACACCATACTAATGTTCCTCGCGTAGGCATTTATTGTTATTCATTTGCGCTCTTTCCAGAGAAAGTCAATCCAACAGGTTCTTTCAATGGATCAGTCGTAAGTACTACATTGCGTCTTGACATAGACGGGACTTACAATAATAGTGATGTGAATGAGAAACTTAGGTTGAACCAAAAACCAGAGTACTCTTTTGACTATCTAGTAACTATTTATACTACCACAATGAATGTTTTCGAAATCATTGGAGGCAATGCTGGTATGAAGTTTGCATAACAGAGTAATCTTCGTTGAGATATTGTCTTAATGTCCTAATGAGATCTTGTATATACTCAGGCGGATGTACGCTATAATCAGCACCTAATATGACAGTGTCTATTTTTTCATGTTTTAGAAGACTACCTACAGGAAAACTGGTGTTGAAATAATATTTTATGTACTGTTTTTCATTGAAACACTTGACATAAAAGGGTCTATCATAAGATATGCAAGTGAACTTGCAACGAAATCCTTTTGAACGCATTGTTTTGATGAAGTCGTCAAGAATATTTTCTGAAACATTCGTAAATAGCCTGCTGTCAGTGCATACAATTCTATCATATTCACTATTTACAAAATTAGTGTTCCCATTGATACCCACGTACAATGCAGTTTTCATTCCTATAAGTGTTATCAAGCGTTGTTTTTATTATCTTTCTAGTATAGAATGGACTTGATAGTTTTGATAGTTATATTACTGGCAGGATTTTTAATCAAATATCTTATTGATACAATCAATTCGCTTAGTAATGAACTGAAAGAAATAAAGAACAAGTGTATAGCTGTTAATTCAAATGATAACTTAAATCTAACTACAAACAATCCTGTTGAGAGTTTCAATACTGAGCTTATCAATAGTATAAAATATTTCAAAAACTATTTCGATAACCAAAAATTATATAAGTAATTAAACGGTGTATATAATAATTTGTTTGATATAAAAATGCCTAGAAGGTCTAAAAATGCGAAAAATGATGCTGTAGCAACTGATAAACCTAACAAAAAAAATCTGATGAATACCATAGTTAAGGATATAACTATTGTGGAAAATGAAGATATTATATTACAGCTGCCTATTTCTGAAACACAAATATCAGAGATCAACAACGAAGATAAGTTGTGCTACGAGGTTCCAGAACCTTATGAACCAAACTGTTGTTATATCTCTGATAACAATATATATCAAAATATCCAAAATAACAATATAGATAATCAATATTTTGATGATGCTTATAATCAAAACGCTAGTGTTAAATCAACCAACAATTGCTACTGGTGTTGCTATCCTATAGAAAACAGGACCTACGGGATGCCTTATAAATATAATGCAGCCACAGACACATATACATTATATGGGAACTTCTGTTCTTTAGAATGTGCCAGCGCCTATAATTTTTCGGTAAATAATGGAAGCGATAAAGTCTGGGAAATAAACAGTTTCATTCAGATGTTGAGTAAACATTATGCAATAAAATATCCTATACGTCCTGCGCCATCACGATTTTTGTTGAAGTTTTTCAACGGACCATTGTCAGTTGAAGAGTTCAGGACGGCACATCTAACAAATGATAAAACACATATTATAAACTTACCACCTATGATTTCAACTAATTTCAATTATGAAGTTGTAAATACATCTTATTTGAAAAACATATCAGATAATATGAATATCGTGAAAAATAGCACATCAATATCATCAAAAAAGCAGCCAAAAAATACAATAGATAATAAACTGAATTTGATTATTTCTTAAATGTGTATAAAAAATGATATAAGGATACGAAACATCTCTTTATATGTAAATATGTCAGACGGTATATATTTCTCTCCTTACAGGATCTCAACAATAACGTGTAATGCAGATATAGGTGATAAAATCAATTTGGACTTAGAGGTTCTCTTTGATAATTTGAATATAGTTTCTGATGATTTACAGTCTGGTATAGTTTGGGCGCAGTTTTTAAAGGAAAGCCAAGATGTTAACAAGGGGGTTTATCCAAAAAAGCGACGCAAGAGCAAAAAAAGTGCATTGAAAAAAAATCGTTTTGATAATCAAGTAACAGTCATATATAGGTTCAATGAGAAGTACATTCCAAATGTCAAAATATTCAAAAACGGCAATATACAGCTAACAGGTATAAAAGATACTAGGCATACAGAAGAGATAATCAATTATATCATCAAAGAAATACAGCACATATATGATAACATAACAAAAAAGATTATAATAGATTACAAGGATGATTACGAGCTTTCCTTAAAATACCAGAATTTCAAAATCAGGATGATAAATACTGACTTCAAGATTTATTGTAATGAGGAATTAACAGACCACTTTGAAATAAGAAGAAAAGAGGCTCATAAATTATTTATTAGCGACCGTTATAATAACAAGTGCAGTTTCCAGCCCGGTATCTATCAAGGTGTCAAACTAGAATATTTCTGGAATATGCAGGATAAACCCAAAAACGGTATTTGCAAATGCCCTATACATTGTTATGGTAAGGGGACTGGGAAAGAGATAGGCAGCTGTAAAAAGGTCACTGGAGCACTCTTTGAGAGCGGGAGCATACTTATAACAGGTGGCATAACTTTCGAGCAAGTAGATGATACATATAAATATATTTGTTCTGTTTTAAAAGAACATAAGGATGTTATCAAAAAACCGCAGATGAAATTGTTATCATAGTTATTATAATTCGTGCTTATAACACTGCAAATTATATTCCTTGTCATTATCTAACTTAAATAAATCATAAAGATCAGTAGATACTGTATTGTTTCCAGGACGATTGTATGACGGTATATGGTGTTTTGCATAAAATTGTGATGCATATATTGTTGCATCAGGATCTATTTTGGGCTTCAAATAAGTGTTTCCCCAAGGCTTCTTATCAAAGAGGACGTCGCCTGTGTATAATCCGGCATTTTTAAGAGGTTCTGGAACAGGCATGTCAGGATTATACTCAAGTTCTGAATATTCTAATTCTTTTTTCATTTATACTCTAATATAGATATAAGAATATATTTGTTTACTAATAATTATGAGTGGAAATATTGCGTATTCTTATAGAACAGCAGAGGAAATTAAAAGAGAGTGTGGAGAAATTGAAAGAAGTCCGAAGCGGACCAAGACAGGTAATGCTGAGTTCGTCCAAGATGGTCTACAGACTGTAGATATAAGGGGGACTATCAAAAATATTAGAGATTTTGTTGATAAAAACAAGAATATGTCGCAAGAAGACATTGTGAAAAAACTAGAAGTAGACCACGACTTCTTTGCTAAGAGATATCCTATGTTGTTTGATATGGCTACAGACAAGAAGCCATTTGATTATAAAAGTCTAGAATATTTTCTGACTATGCGTGACAAAGTCATTGCTGATGAAATGACATCAGAACAGGCATCTATAAAAGTAGGTCAAGAATGGTTTGACAAACACATAGATAAGTCCAAATTACAGAAGAAGCAATAGGTATTAATGAATATTTTTTATTTTTTCCTCAGCAATTTGAAAACATTTATTTAACCTTTGATTGTACTGTCGCTGTCACTTCCATTTATACTAGGGTCATCAGATTCTTCAAACTTTATGTTTGGAATATGTTGTATTTTCAAATATGCATCAACCTCTTTAGATACATATCGTGTATCTCCTTGAAAGCATGGATTGAATATTGCATCTAAATACTCAAGGGATGGTCCAATTGGGATATCTAAATAAGCAATACGATTTTTTCGAATATCCATGTAATATAGTTCATTTGGTTGCCCCCTAAATGTTATTGATGTTAAAAGATTGTTATTTGCCATAACATGAACTATACTTGATGGCAACTCCAATGTGCGCAAAAAGTTGTGTTGGCAATAAAGGTATTCAACCCCATCTGGAACGAACAATGTCTTAAGTCCAAGATATGGTAAGGTTGCCATAGTAATACCATTTGGGATTACGTAATGGTCCAAGTAATCACACTGTATATTCAGTTTTGTAATGTTTTTAGGTAAAATAGAAGGCACAAGATGAGACGTTTCATAAGTTATATTTGATATCAAAATAGATGTTTCATCTGGGTATTCAATATGAAATGTATAATCTGGTGTAGCTGCGTCCACCATAGCTATATAGGTGTTTAGTTGTGTCTTTAAGTATATAAAAAATTATAAAAAGGTTTTATCAAAGCAGAATGGACAAGATTGCAAAAGACATTAAAGATTTTAATCGAATAATAACTACAACATTTTCAACACAACAACAAGTTATTGATAAAAGAAAGGCAATATTGCGACTAATTGATGAAGTCACAGAGGATGTAAAACAATTTGATGCAACAACTTTGACACAATACGTACAAGATAATCAAGTTATTTTATATAGAATACATGATGTATTTTTAGGTGTCACAGGAAAGTTATATAACTCTCGAATGATAATCTCGAGTTATAGAGGAAGTATTGATAAATTGTTCAAATCTTTGAAATTGAAACCAAAAACGTTTTTCAAGTATTTACCTACACGTGTATTTAATTATTTTATTAGAGGCATTACTTACTTTGAAGCTGAAAATCCTGTTGAAAATCCTGTATATCACAGGGATGCATCATGTAAATCAGGTTCAACTCCAATTCATCACAAATTTAGTAATGCATCATCTAAACACTTTGTGAGGAAATGCTATATAGAACGGATGATCTATGACATATTATACAAACATTACCTTTATGGACGAGATTTAGGACATCTTAAGGAAATGATATTAGTCCAAAGATATTATCAAGATTATTTTCCTGATGAAAACATTGTTATCAATATTGAATATGCACAAAACTATTACCCTTGTAAATGTACTATCACAAACTTCAAAGGTTCATCTGTTATTATTGAAACATATTTGAAGAAACCATGGAATCGTGAAACACTCATGTGTGAGAAACGCATCATCAATAATGGCAATGTAAAATACTATTCCAAAATCAACGAGTTTACGAAAGAAAATGTATGGAAAGAAATTACTTCAAATACAATTTAGGTGTCAATTGAGCTTGAGATTGGTGTTATGATAGTTGATAACCATTATATAAATGATCTTTAGTATACTAAAGAAATCAGGGTTACCTCACACTGAACTAAGCCAAAATATACAAGAGGTGATAAAGGCTATACCAAATCATATTGTAAAATATATTCAAACAGACATATAGTAGAAAATATTATATGAAGAAAAAGATAATAAGAAAAATTATAAGGAATAAATATCGGCGTTGTAAATGTTGAATGGTGGAAAAAAAATGATATAAGATTATATTTGATATACTATCTTAGTTCAACCTCAATCTTTGATACTTATTTCCTCAATGACTTCCGTTAGCAGATTCCCCACAAATCTTAGTGAGCTTATTGCAGATACTTACCAAGAATATGATGAAGGAAAGGTTGAGACATATGCCAATTGTCTTCTTAGTGTATTGAAAAGGTATCATCTATGGCCTAGTATGCAAATCAAGAAGTTCAAAGGGAGAACTGATATTGTATTGCTGCATAATACATATAAGAGGAATGATGTTGCTGCATACAAGGAACTTTATAACCAGTGTAGAAGTGTCATTCTAGATTTCACTTTGTCTGTCAATAATAACATTGTTGTTACATATGCCAATAGCATTCCGGACAGGATTAATTATGAGACCTATATGAATATGCTGTATGACCCTCAAGATAGATATTATGAGGCCTATGATGGAACAATGATTACTGTTTACAATTACAAGGGTGAATGGCATTTCGGAACTACTAGTTGTCCTGATGCAAATAGTTCAAGGTTCGCACATCCTACAAAACGACATGGAAATATGCTAGATGAAATCTTGTTCGAATACTACAGAGCTTGTTTTACACCAGAAGAGGTACAGTCTGAAAATCCAGTAATAATTTCTGAGAAGATTAGGAAGATGTTTACTGATAATTTAGATCCAGCAATGGCATATGAATTCTTGATAGTTAGTCACGATAATCATCATATTATTGATTATACACAAGTATTTGGTACTAACTACAAGGTCTTGTTTCACATTAATACAAAACAACGAGAGACACTCATTGAGAATGATATCAATATGTCGATGATTCCTAATCTAGTTAATCTAGGTGTGAAGTATCCTTTGCAATTTGGCAATATCCAAGAAGCTTGTGAATATATGAATACAACTGCTACATGTTATGGTCTTATTGTGAAGAAGGTAATTAACTCTGAAATAAAGATATACAAAATTTCAACTGACAAGATTAATTTTCGTGAAGAAACAGATCCATGCAATCCAAATGTTTGGGTAAATATGCTAACAGTCTATATGAAAAACAAGGCAGATTATCATGTGAATGATTATATTAGTCATTATGCTTCAAATATAGAGTTTCCTGTAGATAATAATGGTAAGACACTTGACCCTACATATCTTATCCATACTGCCATCTCAACTATCAAGGATAGTCTCTTTAATCTCTATGTAGCAACTACTAACTATTACCCAAAACACAATAGATTTAAGATGAATAAAGAGCTCGATAAACAATTCCCCCCCATTATTCAATATCACCTGGCACAGCTGAGAAATCAGCAAGTATCTGCATACAAGGATAAAATGATTACTCCAAGTAATGTATATTATTACCTATGCCAGTGTAATAATGTGAAGAATATCAAGACACTTATTCAGTTCTTTGCATCTAATTCTATTAATGAAATGCCTCCAAGAACTGCAATGTGTTTCACTGTGCTAAATAGTCTGCTTTCATAAAATTATCTCTGAATATAATAAGAATGTTTGATTTCACTACACAAGCCTGGATATACCTTATTATAGGTTTTATTGCAACTACGACTGCACTTGCTATGTCAATATACAAGGATGGACCTGGGCTATATATTATAGCATATGTGCTCTACTTTTTCATATTATTACTAGGAGCATACAACATAACATGTCTTACAGCAGGTGAATGTTATACTTGGAGCTGGATATATACTCTATTGACAACATTGCCAATGCTTTTGGTTATAGGTTTATCAATTTACACAATTGCATCTGGTAGTCCTCGGGTAACAAATGCCCCTGTAAAGAAAGTATGATATATTCAAAGTCCATGAAAAAAATAAAAAGATTTTCTACTAATAGAAAAGGAAGAATAAGTTGATGGATCTACTCAAAACTTTTCAAGGAGGTGTCTTTAAGAAAGCAGTTGCAAAGAAAGCAGTTAGAAAGCCTAAATCTCCCAGAAGCAAGTCTCCTCGCAAAAGAGGAGGTGCTGAGGAGGAAGAGATGGAAGGAGGAGCCCGTAGAAGAAGAGCTCGCAAAGCAGTTAGAAAGCCTAAGTCTCTGAGAAGCAAGTCTCCTCGCAAAAGAGGAGGTGGTGAGGAGGAAGTTGTTGAAGAGGAAGAGAT